TAGTATAGATAATAGATAGAATGGAAAAAGAAATAATATTTAAAGCTAGTGAAGCTTACCTAGAATATCAAACAGATTATCCAAAACCTATTAAAACAAACATACCGGAATGGTTTAAAAAAATAGATCATAATCATAAAAATTTAACAATAAAAGGTTGCATACCTTTTCTTCAAAGTTTAACTACTGGGTACCTTCTTAGTTTACCTCAAGATTTTCATTTAGAACATAATAGTTTGGATAAACAAAATTTAATTACAAGCTTAACCGCAAGTGCTCCTGATAATAGTTTTAATTTAAATTCTAAAGGTAGAACTGAGGCACACAGCACTTCTCAAGTAAAAGGTTCTCCTGCTTTAAAAAAAAATAATTTTTTACCGGTACAAAAATTTTTAAATCCATGGGTCATAAAAACCCCTCCAGGTTATTCTTGTCTTTTCGTACCACCATTAAATAATGCGGACGATAGATTTTCAATAATACCAGCAATTGTAGATACTGATTCTTTTACAATGTGGATTAATTTTCCTTTTGTTGTAAATGGAGATAAGTATCCTGTTTTAGACACCGAATTAAAAAAAGGCACACCGTATGTTCAAGTTATTCCTTTTAAAAGAGATTCATGGAAAATGAAAATAGAAAAACGAGAAGAAGAAGAAAAAATGTGGTTAGGTAAATATTTTTTAAAAAAATTACATAACTATAAACAAACATTTTGGAATAAAAATACAACATGGAAATAAAATGTCTGTAAAAATAGAATTACCGCCAGAAAATGTTAAAACTATTAAAAACAATAAAGTTACTTTTGTTGAAAATTTTACAAATATAGATGACAAATATGATTTTAATTTTTTATTTTCTTTGCTTGAATCAATAAGTATACCTGTAGATTTTAAAGGTATTGATGAACCTTTTTTTAAAAAAGTTTTTCAAATAAAACAACTTAAAGGATACCTACCAGATTTTAAGTTTATTCAAGATTTTCTTCAACAGGTTTTTGAATTTCATTCAGATGATAGAGATAATTGTGATATTTTTTTTAGTTTCCAAAGCACTTCTGGAAATAGTCATCAAGATATAGAAGATGTTTTTATAGTAGGATTAGAAGGTCAAGTAATGTACAAAATTTTTGGAGAAGTTTCAAATTATTACACAATAAAAAAAGGAGATATGATATATATACCGAAAGGAATACAACATAAGGTTATTGGACTGTCTCCTAGAATAACACTTTCTGTAGGTTTTTATGGAAGAAAATAAATTATCAGATTACATTCGTATATATGATAATGTTTTTGGTAACAAAAAAAATAAAGTATTATCGAAATTGTTAAAAAATAATCAGTTTTCTTTTCAAGAAGGTAAAGTTTTTAAGTCAAATAATGAATTAGTAACTGATAAAGAAATTAGATCTACTAAAATATTTGGATTAAGGAATCTAAACCATGATGATAATACAGTGATTCATTATGCAAATTTATTTGCATCTTGTTTCCATCATTATATGGAAAAATATTCCAAAGAAAACAATACTAATAGTCAGTCTAAAATAATAGATATTCAAATTTTAAAATACGAAGTAGGTGGTTTCTATAAATCACATGTAGATTCAGGTTTTAAAACACCAAGAACTTTAAGTTTTATTTATCTTGTAAATGATGACTATGAGGGTGGGGAATTGATTTTTAATTTACCTCAAAATAACGAGATAATAAAAATACCTCCTAAAAAAGATATATTATTAATTTGGCCTAGTAATTTTCTTTATCCTCATAAAGTAGAACCAGTTATAAAAGGAGTAAAATTTTCGGTAGTATCATGGGCATTATAGGAAAAGATTTTAAATACACTAAAGTAGATAATTTTATCGATAGTAATTTAATTAAAGTATTGGAAACATATACTAATATTAAACATAGACTTAATTTTAAAAATTTTAAAGAATTACTATCACAAAAACAATCTAATTTTGAAACTAGTTTTTATGGAGACCCAATAATGGAATCAATTTTATTAGATAAAAAATCTCATATGGAAAAACTTACTGGAAAAGAATTAATTCCAACTTATTCTTTTTGGAGAATGTACACAAAGTATGGGGACTTACCTTTACATACAGATAGAGAATCCTGTGAAATATCTGTTACTTTTAATATATCAAGCGAGGGAGAAGATTGGCCTATTTTTATGAAAGGTAATCCTATATATACTAAACCTGGAGAAGCTGTGATATATTTAGGTAGAAAAGTGCCACATAAAAGAAAAGAATTTAAAGGTAATTATTGTACTCAATGTTTTTTACATTATGTTGATAAAAATGGTCCATACAGTGATTTTGCAAAAGATAAAAGACAAGCTTACGGATTAGAAAAATGAAATTTTATCAAAAAGAAAACGGAGAATGTGATTTAATATTTGAAGATAGAGAAATAGAAATTATTAAAAATAAAAAAAAATTAATTTTTACTACTGAAGCACTAAGACATTTTGGTAATAATTTAGTGAAAATAGTAGCAGATTGGAATACTAAATTTAATAAAGATATTCAAAACAAAAGTTCAAACTTAAATAAAGTTGATGTAAAAGATGATATATAATTGTGAAAATAATTTTATAAGTAATCTAGATAATAGAGAACTATCTATTATTTTACAAAAAAATCTTCCATGGTTTTTATCTGAAAACAAAAATTTATTATATCATGTTCTTGTTTTTAATAATGAACCTATAAGCACTTTTTATAGTTTATTAGAACCTTTTCAAAAAAAAGTTAATAAAGAAATTAATGAGGCTACTTTTTTTATGCTCTTACCTAACTCTGAACACAAAAAAATAATTGATGACTCAAACAACAAATATGAAGAAAGTAAATTTATGAAATTAATTTATCATGTAGATAGTTCGGATGGATATACTGAAATTTTTGCTAAAGACAAAATAAACTACACACAAAATAGTTCTATATTAATAGATAATCAATTAAACACAGCTGAATTTAATCCAATTAAATCTAATTTTAGTTTAATACTAAAAGTGTTATTTAACAAATAACCTGAGTGTAAATACTACCAGTTTTTTTTCTGAAACATATTAAATGCAATAGCAAATTTAGAACCCTCATCCATTTTTCTATAACACCCATGATTTAAAAAACCACTAAATAGAGCAAAAGTTCCTGGTTCTGGTTTTACTTTTTGTTTTAATTGTGGAAAATGTAATTCTTGGCTACAACTATTTAAATATATTACTCCTGACCAATCACATGAATGTTCATGAAACACGGTGTGATCAAACTGACGTAGTTCTATACCCCAGGCCTCATGTAAAACATATGGTCTTAAATCAAAATTTTTATCAACGTATTCTGAAAGTGTAAGTAAAACCTTCATAAAATTTATATCATTATTTAAAAATGACCAACTTGTTTTTAATCCTTTTACATTTGATACATAATTATATTCTGTAGTTTTTTTACATTCCTCTTTAATTTTGTTTATAAAATAATTACAGTCTAAATCTATTTTACCTTGTATAAAAAAACAGGGTACTTTAATTTTTTTATCAAAATGTTTTTCAATAATCACAATTATCTCTTCTTTTTTCTGTATATTGACTCTTTCATTTTTATTTATTTAATATATAGTATAAATTAGATATTTTAAAGGATTTAATATGCTACAAAAGATAGGTTTCCAACCAGGTATAAATAAACAAATTTCAGAAACTACAGCTGAAGGTCAGTGGGTAGACTGCGATAATGTTAGATTTAGATACGGAACACCTGAAAAAATAGGTGGTTGGAAGCAATTAGGTACAGATAGTTTAACAGGAGCCGCAAGAGGTCTTCATCATTTTGTAAATAGTCTAGGTAGAAAGTATGCTATTATAGGGACTAACTCTATTTTATATGCTTATTCAGGTGGTGTGTTTTATGACATACATCCTATCAAATCAACAACCACACTTACAAATGCTTTTAGCACGACCAATGGATCACCAACTGTTACTATAACTTACCCTTCAGCACACAACATTCAAGAAGATGATATTATTCTTTTAGATAATTTTACAGCTATAACTAATTCAAATTTTAGTGCATCTGACTTTGATGACAAAAAATTTATGGTGACAAGTGTGCCATCGACTACAACTTTAACTATTACAATGCCTTCTAATGAAACAGGTAGTGGTGCAACAACATCTGGTGGTATTAGAGTTCAACATTACTATCACATTGGACCAGCAGTACAGGCAAAAGGTTTTGGTTATGGGTTAGGGTCTTGGGGTGGAGAAGATGCAGGAGCAGTAACAACGACTTTAGACGGTGCGATCAATGCTGCAGTTACTAGTATTACAGTAGCTGACGCTTCACAATTACCGGACTCAGGAACTAATTTTATTATAATAGACTCTGAAGAAATATCTTATACCGGTATCAGCACTAATACTTTAACAGGGTGTACAAGAGGTGTGGCAGGAACAACAGCAGCTTCTCATAGTGATGGTGCAACAGTTACAAACTCAACTGACTATGTTGCGTGGGGCGAAGCAGCATCAGGAGATTTAGTCATTGAACCTGGTATGTGGTCTATAGATAATTTTGGAGATAAAGCTATTTGTTTAATACACAACAGTGCGTGTTTCGAATGGGACTCTTCATTATCAAACGCAACAACAACAAGAGCAACTGTTATATCTGGAGCACCAACAGCATCACGTCACATGGTTGTATCCACTCCTGATAGACACTTAGTATTTTACGGAACAGAAACAACGTTAGGTGACCCTTTAACACAAGATGATATGTTTATAAGATTCTCGGACCAAGAAGATATTAACACTTATATACCTACAGCAACCAATACAGCTGGTACACAAAGACTGGCCGACGGATCACGGATCATGGGAGCCATAAGAGGTCGTGATGCACTTTATGTTTGGACGGATACAGCATTGTTCACTCAACGTTTTGTTGGACAACCTTTTACTTTTGCATTTGCACAGGTTGGAACTAACTGCGGACTTGTAGGACAGAACGCATGTGTTGAAGTTGATGGCGCTGCTTATTGGATGTCAGAGAATGGGTTCTTTCGATTTGCTGGTAGATTAGAATCATTACCTTGTTTAGTAGAAGATTATGTTTACGATGATATAAACTTAACATCTGGAAACCAAATGATTTCTGCAGGATTAAATAATTTGTTTGGTGAAGTAATATGGTTTTACCCAACGTCTTCATCATCAGTTGTAAACAGAATGGTTTCATATAATTATTTTGATTCATCACCACAAAGACCTGTATGGACAAACGGTTCTTTATCTAGAACCATGTGGAGAGATTCAGCTATATTTGGAACTCCACATGCAACAGAGTATGATGCAGGTACAGATACATCGTTTGATGTTGTTGGAAATACAGAAGGTATAACAATTTATTATGAACACGAAATAGGTACTGATCAAAATAAGAATGGAACAATAACTGCAATTACTGCAAATATTTCATCTGGAGATTATGACATTACACAATCAAGATCGTCTACCGGTCAGCAAACAGGGGTTGCAACATTTAAAGGAGACGGTGAATTTCTTATGAAGATAAGAAGATTTGTACCAGATTTTATAAGTCAAACAGGAGCAACTAGAGTTACTTTACAATTAAAAAATTATCCTAATAGTACACAATCAGGTTCACCGCTTGGACCATTTGATGTTACTTCATCAACTACAAAAGTAGACACACGTGCAAGAGCAAGAGCGGTAGCTATGAAAATAGAGAATACAGCAGTTAGTCAAAGCTGGAAACTAGGTACTTTTAGATTAGACATACAACCAGATGGAAGAAGATAATGGCAAAAATTGTACAAGTAATAACTAGACCATCAAACGAATATGATGTGCAAACTGCAGAAGCTCAAGTAAGAGACCTTGATGCTATTGTAGAAAAATTAAACTCAACGTTTCAAGAAGAATTAAAAGATGAAATTGAAGCATTTAACTTTTTTGTAAACTAATGGCTAATCAATATAAATTTGTAGGTATAGATAACAGCACATCAGGATCGGCTTTGGTTCCTTTAGGATCTGGTAATCCTTTAGTTAGTGAGACTTATGTCATTAAGTCTATATTAGTTACATCAGCGGGCACACCCACTGTTACAGTTATAAACAACAGCATTACAGCTATAAAATCAGCAGCTTTAACTGCTAATGTTACAACAGAATTATTAACTCAACCTTTAGTGGTTGAAGGTGGAGATAGTTTTACAATACAATCGAGTTCTTCTGACTCATTTGATGTGGCTATTAGCTATCTAAATATTAAGAAGGAGGTAACGTCATAATGGAAGTATTAAAACCAGCAAAAGTAGAAACAACGTATAGACACAAGGAAACTGGAGAGCTTTTTAAGGAAAGAAAAGACTGGGAAGCTAAAGGTTATAAGAATGAGGACATGGCGCAAGACGTAAATGTTATTATGCCAAGTCTTGATTTATTTAGTAAAACAAAATAAGATAGTATAATGGCCATAACAAACGCACAGCAATACAAACAACTCGTAAACCCACCGATGGAAGGTAAAAAAAGACCTGGATATCGTGGTGATGATGCTGCAAGATCTAGTGAAGGAACTTCAGCTGGAAGAGCCGCTCCTCCGAGTAGTGCTCCACGAGGAGATGGACCAAAAACAAACGCGCCAAGTCAAGATAGAATTGCAGAAATAAAACAAGCAAATCAAACTTTAAAACTATTAGAAGACGATAAAGCATTTGAACAACAAGGTTTTGAAACATTAAGAGTTAAAGACAATAATTTTCCTGGATTTATTGGAATGGGACTTAACGCATTAAAAGGTCCTAGACAAAAACTTTTAGATCGTAATATAGATTTTTTTAGAAATGATCCAAGAACAGCAAGAGCAAGAGAAAAATATGGTTTAACTGCACAAGGTTATAAAGATTACATGTCGGCTAGACAAGCGGGTAATATAGATGCCGCTGGTAATACTATTATAAGTGAAGATGATGACAATGATAATTTTATTCCTGTAGATACAACATTTGATATGGAATCAGGCAACACGGACCAAGAAACAACAGAAGAACCTTTTGAAATATCAAGAAGATTTAGAGCAGAAGGTGGTATCATGAATAGTAATGTTGTAGGTGGTGAATATGATTTTGATTCAGCAAGACAGATGTATGGTCTTGGTAAACTTGTTAAAAAGATTGGAAGATCAGTTAAGAAGATAGCTAAATCACCAATAGGTAAAGCTGCTTTATTAGGTGCCGCTGCATTTGGTATACCAGGAACTAGTATAGGTGGTTTGTTTGGTAGAGCTTCTTTTATGCTTCCAGCAGGATCAGGGGGAGTAACAGGCTTATTTGGTAAAAAAGGAATAGCTGCGACTTTTCCAAGTATATTTGGTGGAGTTACAAAAATGGCACCAGCTAATGCAGTAAAAGGTGCAGCTACTACAACACCAAATATATTTCAAAAAGCATTAGGACTTGTAAAAGATAGTCCTTTTGGTGCTATTTCAGCAGCATCAGCTATATCAGGATTATTGACAGCTGATCAAGAAGCTGAAGCACAAAAAATAGCAGATGAGACTGGTATAGATATAGCAGAGATAAGAGCCAATCCTGATAAATATCTTGCAAGAAGATTTAGAGCAGAAGGTGGATCCATGGATGAGCCGGTTGCTAAAAAAACTATGCCACTATTAGATATGGATGGTCAAGAAATGGATTTAAGAGCTGAAGGTGGGTTCGTGCCAATAGGACGTATGGAAAAAGCAGACGATGTACCTGCAAGATTATCAAAAAATGAATTTGTCTTTACAGCAGAAGCTGTAAGAAACGCCGGAGAAGGGGATGTAGACAAAGGCGCAGAAGTCATGTATAACATGATGAAAAACTTAGAATCCGGAGGTGAAGTTTCAGAAGAATCTCAAGGGTTGGAAGGCGCTAGAGAAATGTTTCAAACATCACAAAGATTAGAGGAAGTAATATAATGGCTATTCAAACTGTACAAAATTTACCAGCACAATTCGTTCAAGACTTAGGAGTAGATTTAGCAAAACAAGTAACTGCACAATCAGGTGTACCTGTTGTATCAACTGGTATTGCTGGTATCTCACAACAAGCCGGTGAATCTGCTGCAGACTTTGCGGCAAGACAACAAGCTGCTCAAAATTTTACAACAAGACAACAAAATTTATCAGGAATTGCACCAACAGTTGCAGATCAAGATAGACTACAAACATTAGCTCAAGAAAAAGCTGAACAAGGTGTTGGATCATTTCAACCATTTTTAAATCAAGCACAAACACAAGCACAAGTCGCTTCTGGATTAGGAACCATGGCCCTTGGACAATTAGGTGGAATAGGGACAGGAGCACAATCTTTTCAACAAGGTGTACAAGATTTTATGTCACCATATCAATCACAAGTAATTGATGCCTCACTTGCAGAATTTGATCGTAATAAACAAATACAAGAACAACAGATCAGAGATCAACAAACCGCTTTGGGTGCGCTCGGCAGTGGTCGAGCGGGAGTGCAACTCGCTGAGTTT